TGCACCCGGCGGCTTTGCATCACAGGGGGCTAACTGCATCATCCTGTGTAACGAAGAAGGATATCACCGGGTGGGTGCGCGGTATCTTACCGCAGCCACAGGCATGACCATGCAGGAGATAAAGAACAATCCTAGTGCAGCACGTGACCTGTATGCACCTGTCAAAGAGCGCATCAAGATTAAAGATGCAACCGGGCGTGACATGGCGTGGGTTGAGTCGGTGTGCAAGTCATACAAGCCCGACATTGTTCTGCTGGACATGGGTGACAAGTTTGCCAAGACAGGTGGCTTTGCCCGTACAGATGAAGCACTGAAAGCCAATGCCGTCCATGCCCGTATGATTGCCAAAGAGTATGGCTGTGCCATTTTCTACATGTCCCAGCTATCGGCAGAGGCAGAGGGCAAGGTGCTGCTCAACCAGAGCATGATGGAAGGCAGTCGGACAGGCAAGGCAGCAGAAGCTGACCTGATGATTCTGATTGCTAAGAATCCACCCGTCGAGGGTCAGGATGAAGAAGATACGCAGCGTCATTTGAATGTTGTCAAGAATAAGTTGACAGGATGGCATGGTAGTATACATTGCGAACTTGAATACAAAACAGCGAGGTACACGGCATGACCAGAATGTACACAAAAGAAACTCTGAACGAGTTGGACGAGGATATAGAATACTACAAAGAAAAGTCTATAGAGTTACAGAAGTCTTGCTGGCATAAAGACAGATACAGTAATTATGCAGACAGGAATATCTTGAGACTAAAAAAACTAAAAAAACTTCTGGAACTTAATCTTGAGGTAGAGACATACGGACAGCCAAACTTTGGTATGGTGCTAGTTAATAAAAAGTTTGTTGTTTGTTTGCTTGAAAACAAGTGGAGAGTAGTACATAAGAATGTTTGGTACAAACACAAAGATGATGTAAGTCACTTCGTAAGAAAATATGTCAGAGAGGATGATAATGAAACTAACACTTGATGTAGAGAATACAGTCACCAAGCGTGACGGCAAGATACACCTTGACCCGTTTGAGCCAGATAACACGCTGGTCATGGTGGGTATGTTGACAGACCAAGGGCAGTGCCTGACGTTCCCGTTTGACCACGCTGACCGTCCCAATCAGGACGACTACTACGAGCGTGTGCAGATGATGTTGGACGAGGCTACTGTGCTTATCTGTCACAACGCAGCACACGACTTGTTATGGCTGTGGGAGTCTGGCTTCAAGTATGACGGCCCGGTGTTTGACACGATGCTGGCAGAGTATGTCATGCAGCGTGGGGTTAAAGAGCCGCTGTCCCTTGAGGCATGTGCAGAGCGTTACGAACTGGATACAAAGAAGCAGGATACTCTCAAAGAATATTTTGCCAAGGGTTATAGCACCCGTGACATTCCGTACAATGAACTGACCAAATATCTAATTGCTGACCTTGAGGCTACGCAGCAGCTTGCTGATAAGCTGATGTATCGTCTGAACACGACACAAGACAGTGGCCTGATGGGTACTGTTGACCTGACTAATCAGGTGGCAGTGTGTCTGGCACGTATGTATCAGCGTGGTTTTAAGGTGGACATGTCTGCACTGCAAACTGTGCAAGCGGAGTTTGAGCATGAGCGTAGTGACCTGATTGATAATCTGCAAAGCCATGTCAAAAAGTTGATGGGGGATACACCTATCAATCTTAACAGCCCGGAGCAGCTTGGCTGGGTGGTATATGGTCGCAAGGTTATTGACAAAGCAGAGTGGGGTCAGAAGATTGACCCATACATGGATAGCCCTGACTTTAATAATATGGTGCAGTACGGCACGGAACTTATCTATAAAACCAAGGCAGAGCAGTGCAGCACATGCAAAGGCACAGGCCAAGCCTACAAGACACGCAAAGATGGTAGCCCGTTCAGTCGTTCACACAAGTGCAAAGATTGTAATGCACAAGGCTATATCTTCAAGCCTACATCCACACGGGCAGGGCTGCGCTTTAAGCCGCCATCAGCCAAGTGGCTTAGTGCCAATGGCTTTAGCACAAGCAAGGGCAACCTTGAGACTTTGGAGAAATCAGCACGTGTCAAAAATATGACAGATGCTGTGGAGTTTCTGTCAAAAGTTCGACGCCTGTCTGCCGTGGAAACATACCTGTCATCTTTTGTGGAAGGCATTCGCACCCACACTAAGAGTGATGGCAAGCTGCATGTCCGTTTGTTGCAGCATCGCACGGCCACTGGCCGTTTCTCTGGCGCAGACCCCAACATGCAGAACATGCCGCGTGGTGGTACGTTCCCTGTCAAGAAGGTTTTTGTGTCACGGTTCAATAATGGCAAGATTATGGAAGCCGACTTTGCACAGTTGGAGTTCCGCACTGCCGCATATTTATCACAGGATGGAGTTGCAATTGAGGAAGTATCTACTGGATTTGATGTACATGCGTATACCAGTAAAGTTATTACTGATGCTGGTCAGCCTACAAGTCGCCAAGAAGCGAAGGCGCACACGTTCGCACCTCTTTATGGCGCAACGGGCTTTGGGAGAACGCCAGCGGAGGCAGAGTATTACACACACTTCACGCAGAAATACAAAGGAATTGGGCTATGGCACTCCCGATTGGCTAAAGAAGCTATAAACACAGGCAAGATTACTACGCCGTCTGGTCGTGAGTTTGCTTTTCCAAATGTCGTGCGTAAGTCTAGCGGCAGAGTGTCACACTTTACACAGATAAAGAATTATCCTGTGCAATCATTTGCAACAGCAGACATTGTACCTATCGCATTGTTGCACATAGATAAACTGCTTGACGGTATGCAGTCTTGTGTGGTAAACACTGTGCATGACTCTATTGTCATTGATGTTCATCCAGATGAAGAAAGGAGAGTTATTCAAATAATACAAGAGACTAACGATGCATTGCCTGACTTGATTGCCATACGTTGGGGGTTGGCATTCAATGTTCCTCTGGAACTAGAAGCAAAAATTGGCCCCAACTGGCTTGACACAAAAGATGTGTCGTGATATAACTAGGGCTTTCAAACTAAAGGAAGGAGTATAAAGAATGGAACTAACAACTATAGATACTAACAACTATGCTGTGATGGCTAAAGCAATGGGATTGGCGGCAGAGGTTTCTGATAAAAAAAGTAGTAGTTTGCCTCGTCTTCGCATTAATCATTCTCCCATTATTGGTGCAGACAAGGTGTTGGTTAAAGCCGGGACATATAGGCTGGAGATTCCAGATGGTCCCACTTACTATGGAGAGTCTGCGATAATTCGTCCCTACATGCAACGCTTCATGTACAAGCGTTTCATCAAAGGTATGGGTGATACCCCCAACCGTTACGTTAAAACAGTAATGGCTGACAACCTGAACATGGACCTGAAAGATAATGACGGTGGGTTTAACTGTGGTAAACCGGCTGGGTACATTGAGGACTTCAAAGCCCTTCCGCAAACCATGCAGGACTTGATTCGTCAGATTAAGCGGGTACGTGCGGTATTCGGGACGATTGAACTTGTCAACGCTGTTACACCAAAAGGTGAATCTGTAGAGGTGGATGTTCATCCATTTATCTGGGAGATTGATAACCGTGATGCATTCAAAGAGGTAGGCAACGTATTTTCTAAGTTAGCAAAGATGCAGCGTTTGCCTGTGCAGCATGATATTGCCCTCAATACTGTGCAACGCGAGTTGCCAAACGGCAACAGCTTCTACCTTCCTGCGGTTGCACTCAACCTCAACAATACCTTGAGCGTTGAAGAGACTGAGCATAGCATCTTCACTGACTTCCTCTCTTGGATTGAAAATTACAATACCTATATTCTCAACGCTTGGACTGAGAAGGCTAATGAAAAAATGGAAGAAGAGGATGTTGACATAGTTGATGACTTAGTTGACATTGAAGTGGAAGAGGTAGCTTAATATTATGTTAAGCAATAATCCTTTCAAGACACACGGTATCCACTGGCTATCACCTAGCAGTATTAACACATACATAAGTGACCAACCTTTGTGGGTTATGCGGTATTTGTTTAAAGTTAGGTCACCCAGTGGTGCCGCTGCGGTAAGAGGCAACGCTTTGGAATTTGCCCTAGAAAAAAAGTATTGTGACGGCAAGTTTGATTATAATGCTTTGGAAGCAAAATTTATGACTATGTGTGCTGAATCCACTATACGCCTAGATAGTAAGGCAGCACAAAAAGAAATGAAGCTACTAAAAGACTTCGGTAAAGTAATAGATGATGATTTCAAGTATGATGAATTAGAAAGCTATCAAGAAAAAGTTGAGGTTAATTTAGAAGATTTGCCCGTCCCTATACTTGGATACATAGACTTCAGATTTAAGGATAAAATAGTTGACTTAAAAACAACTACCAGAATGCCATCTAGTCCAACAGAGGCGCAAAATAGACAGATGGCACTATATTCTATGGCATATCCTGATAGTGGTATGGAGTTATTTTTTGCTACCCCGAAAGGGCATAAAAAATTTACACTAGAAAATCTGACAGAGTATAAAAAACAACTAGAGAAAGCTGCGTATACAATCCAAAGATTTTTAGCACTTAGTGATGATAAACATGAACTAGCTTCTTTTGTTTACCCTAACTTTGATTCATGGATGTGGGGAAATCAAATGAAAGAAGAAGCTAAAAAGATATGGACTTAATATGAATTACGTAGCATTCCGCGCAGCACGAAAGTATGGATATAGGAGTGGTTTAGAACATAAATTATCTATTTATTTAGACGAACTAAAAGTAAGCTATGCCTATGAAAAAGTTAAAATTGAGTGGGAAGACCTTGCTTATAGAACCTATACTCCAGACTTCGTGCTGGGCAATGGTATAATTATAGAAACAAAAGGCATGTTTACAGCAGCAGATAGAAGAAAACATTTAGCTATAAAACGACAACACCCAAAGTTAGATATTAGATTTGTATTTGAAAATAGCAAACGAAAATTAAGAAAAGGTGCCAAGTCAACTTATGGACAGTGGTGTATAAAATACGGTTTTAGATATTATGACCGCATCATACCGGAAGATTGGTTGAAAGAAAAAGGTAAGAATAAGCATCCAAAGTTTATTAAGTTTAGTGGAACAAAGGTAAAAAGGAGATGATATGATAGAAAAAAAATTTAACAACGAAGATATTGTGGTCCGCATTCGTCCAAAAATGGATAGTAAAAACTATGAGTGGACAGGTGAAATTGACATTAGTATTATCTCTTTTCCTGACAATCCACTTGATGATGATGACTACTCACAACTAATGCACTTTACTAAGATGATGTGTGCCTCTGTGCCTATCATGGAAAATAGTCAGGTGTTGAGAGATGCAATCCATGACTATGTTATGGAGATGGAAGACGCAAAAGAAGAAGAAGAAAAAGAAGAGAACACCCTTGTAATTACTGGTGAGGATGGCAATATAGTACACCTAGACTTCAAAAGTAAAACGAAAGGAAGTGCATAATGAGACATGAGGAGTACATGAAGAAGCGACGTGAATTAGAAGATATGGTCAACAATCCGGCACACTATAACAAGGCTGGCATTGAGTGCATTGAGGCTATTCGCGCAGCTACAGGAGATGGCTACGAGTATTACCTTCAAGGTAACATTATGAAATACCTATGGCGTTATCGCTACAAGAATGGTACAGAGGACTTAGAAAAAGCACAGTGGTATCTTAGCAAGCTGATAGAGGAAGTAGAAGGCTGCTACGATGAGAGTTAAGATTTATATAGCTGTCGATATTGACCCGGAAGATTATCCTGTTCCTGCTGACGGGGATGTGACAGAAGAATTAGAAGAGTACATGTATGACATGTTCTACGATATTGATGGAGCAGAAATTATAAACATCAAAACAAAAATGGAGTGATATGATGAACAACTATTTGCCTACAGACTACCAAACATTTATTGCTACATCCCGTTATGCGCGTTGGATTGAAGACGAGCAGCGCAGAGAGACGTGGGGCGAAACTGTAGCACGGTACTTCGATTATATGGAAGGCCACCTTGCAGACAAGCATAGCTATGTTTTGTCAGATGAATTACGCGCAGAACTTGAAGAGGCTGTGCTTAACCAAGACATCATGCCAAGCATGAGAGCATTAATGACCGCCGGTCCCGCGCTTGACCGTTGTCACGTCGGCGGTTACAATTGCTCCTACGTACCAGTGGATAATCCTCGTGCCTTTGACGAGACGATGTATATCCTCATGTGCGGCACTGGTGTAGGCTTCTCTGTGGAACGCCACAATGTTGAGAAGCTGCCAATCGTCAACGAGACTATGCATGACACGGATACTGTCATCAAAGTTGGCGATTCTCGTCCGGGCTGGGCCAAATCCCTGCGTGAATTAATCTCGCTCCTCTACGCAGGGCAAATCCCAAAGTGGGATACCAGTGAGGTACGCCCCGCTGGTGCGCGTCTGAAGACGTTTGGGGGTCGCGCTAGTGGCCCAGCCCCTCTGGAAAACCTGTTTAACTTCTGCATCAAGAAGTTCAAAGGTGCCGCTGGCCGTCGCCTCTACCCTATCGAATGCCATGACATCATGTGCAAAATCGGTGAGGTTGTAGTTGTTGGTGGTGTCCGTCGTTCTGCTTTGATTAGCCTGTCTAATCTTAACGATGACCAGATGGCACATGCAAAGTCAGGTCAGTGGTGGGACGAGCCACAGAAAAACATCTACAGGGAAGGCCAACGCGCACTCGCCAACAACAGTGTCGCTTACAAAGAAAAGCCGCAGATGGGTACATTTATGCGTGAGTGGCTGTCGTTGTACGAGTCAGGCTCTGGGGAGCGTGGCATCTTCAATCGTCAGTCTGCACAAAAGCAAGCTGCTAAGAATGGTCGCCGGGATGCAGAACAAGATTTCGGAACTAATCCTTGCAGTGAAATTATCTTGCGCCCGTATCAGTTCTGTAACTTGTCAGAGGTTGTTGTTCGTGCATCTGACACGCAGCAAACCCTTACAGAGAAGGTTCGTCTTGCCACCATCCTTGGCACGTTCCAATCCACGCTGACTGACTTCAAATATCTGCGTAAAATATGGCGAAACAATACGGAAGAAGAGCGGCTACTTGGTGTGTCACTGACAGGTATCATGGACAATGCCATGATGTCCGGTAAGTCAGCGCACCTTGGTAAAAACATAGGGGCTACACTGAACGCACTAAAAGAACAGGCAATATCAACTAATGCAGCTATGGCTGACCAGCTTGGTATACCACAGTCTGTTGCCATTACCTGTGTAAAGCCGTCAGGAACAGTGTCACAGCTTGTTGACAGTGCCTCTGGCATCCACGCTCGTCACAACCCGTACTACATTCGCACGGTGCGTGGCGACAACAAAGACCCGATTACACAGTTTATGATTTCGCAGGGCATCCCAGCAGAGCCTGATGTTACCAAGCCGGATAGCACGACTGTGTTTAGCTTCCCCATGAAGGCACCCACAGGTGCAGTCTGCCGTGAAGACATGTCTGCTATTGAGCAGCTAGAGTTGTGGTTGACTTATCAGCAACACTGGTGTGAGCATAAGCCCTCCGTAACTATCACGGTCAAAGAACATGAGTGGATGGAAGTGGGTGCATGGGTATATGAACACTTTGATGAAGTGTCTGGCATCAGCTTCTTGCCGTTCAGTGACTACGTATATCAACAGGCTGTGTATCAAGACATCAGCAAAGAAGAATACGAAGAGGCACTTTCTTTCATGCCCAAGTTCATTGATTGGGTCAAGCTGCAAGAGTTTGAGAAAGAAGACCACACTTCGGGTGGACGAGAGTTGGCTTGCTCTGCCGGTGTGTGTGAAGTTGTGGACATTGAGGCGGCATGATAGAAGGTACAGACATGCCTAACTGGTGGCAGTGGTGGTTGTTATTCGCCATCACTGTCAACACCGCTATCAATGTGGTTGTATTCTTCAAGCACAGGTTCAGACAAAAGAGGTTGACAGATGAAAAAGGATAGGCCAATATGGAAACAGGGTGATGGCTGGGTACAATACGAACCGCCTAGACATCACCCTTGTTACGAAGAATGGGTAAAGAGAAAGGAAAAAGAGAATGAAAGAAAAGACGATTAGCGTTTTGAAAAATCATGCACAGGCAAATGTGCATTTACACATGATGAATATTGAGGCATACTTTAAAAACCCTGCGGGTATTGGAGAACACTCTGACATCATGGAAACTGTACAGGCTGAACTAGATAAAATGGCTGTGCATGAAGACCGTCTCGCAATTCTAAACAACTGGCCTGAAGGAGAATAAGATGACTGACAACGTAGTGAAACTTGAGCCTAACAAACAAGACCGCAAGAAGTTTGACATTGACCTCTCGTATGGAAAGGTGCGAGAAAAGATGGTGGCTGAAATGCTGCAGGACAAAAAGATTGAGGTGAAGTCAGAGCGTGACGTGTGGATGCGCACAGGTAACATTGCCATTGAGTATGAGTGTTATGGCAAGCCTAGTGGCATAAATGCAACAGAGTCAGACTACTGGTTTCACAATCTTTGTGTAGGCGACGAGGTGTTTGCTACACTTGTGTTTGATGTAAACAGTCTCAAGCGCATCATCGACAATCTTGACTACAAGAAGACGGTATCTGGTGGGGACAACAATGCGTCCCGCATGTATCTGCTGAATCTGCAGAAGTTGTTTTCATCTGACGTAATTAAATCATTTAAGGAGAGTGGCAATGAATGAAGTATTAGCACAACACTTTCAAGATGGGTTTGATGCCTTCAGCGAGGTGGATGAAGTCAGGCGTAGGAAGCGTGGTATCATCTATCACCAGAAAGCAAACCCGTTGAAGGCTAATGGCAAGTATACACACTCTGCACATCGTGAGTGGCAGCGTGGGTGGAACGCTGCATACTTTAAGAATTTGGAGAAACAGAATGGACTTGGAGCAAGAAGCTAAAACTTGGATGAAGGAGAAATACATGTACGGTATAACCGGCACAGCATATCAAATAGCAGCGTGTGACACTGCAATCTTCCCAAAGAACAAGGCTATGGAGTATCTTACTCTTGGCCTTACCGGGGAAGCAGGAGAGATAGCAAACAAGGTGAAGAAGTTTATCCGTGACGGCGCACCACCGGATGAATACGAAGCCAAGAAGATACAGATTGCATACGAGATTGGGGATGTGATGTGGTATTGCGCTGTCCTTGCTGAAGAACTTGGCATGGACCTTGGACACATCATGGAGAAGAACTTGGAGAAACTAGCTGACAGGAAGAAACGTGGCACTCTGGCAGGGTCAGGTGACAACAGGTGACGGAAGGAAAAAAACTATGGAAGAGAGTAAGTAGGATGGACTTAGGGAACCCTGTAATAACCGCCTTAGTAGGTTTAATTATATTCTACGTAGGCTTGAAGACGTTTTCTGGTGGCATGAAATCTATGGGCAACATAGAACATCTTTCATGGTTCTTGGGCAACCCCTTGTATATGTTTGCAGGTGGTATCATAATGACACTGCTGTGGCAGTCATCTAGCCTGTCTACTACAGCTATTATTGCACTGGTTGCCTCTGGTGCCTTGCCTTTACCAGCAGCTATTGCTGCAGTGTTAGGCGCGAACATAGGCACAACAGGAACAATCTGGCTGGCAGGTTTGTTTGTGTCAGATGGTATGCCTAAAGGAGATACATTGCGTATTGCAATGGCACACACGGGTGTGAATTTGTTTATGGCAGCTACCTTGTTACCGTTTGTGTCACACATAGCACGATGGCTAGGTAAGTTCTAAAATGAGAGAGGGGGCCAAAAGCCCCCTTTTTTATTGTCTGCTTTGATAGTATGCAGATATACCATCTGGTCCCATGTTTGCCCCTGACTTACCCATGAGGTAGAGCAAGTCGTAGTCAATTAGTCCACGTTCATCTAGCGACTGCAGCCTTTTGTCCTGCTGCTTGCGCTTTTCATACTGCTCCATACCAAACTTTTTTGCATAATCTGGCAGTTCTTTATATTCTTTCTTTGAGAATGTAGAACCCTCTGGTCCTTTCACAGATGCAGCATAATTCTTTGCTTGTGCGTATATTGAGTCTTTAAAGTCACCAATTTTCTTTACCAGATGCGCACGACGCAAATCAGCGTTGTCCATACTTTTGTAGGCGTTACTTCTAATAACTCGCCCAATGTGTTCTTCTATATACGGACCCATAAATTTCCTGATATAGTTATCAGCCTCTGCAATTTTTGTCTTACGATAGATTAAAGAGTTTGTAATCTTTAAATCGTTTAATTCTTTTTGGACAGCCGTGTCTTTTTCGCTACGCAGAATACCAAACATTTGGCGTGTAATGGGAGTTACCCTACGAATAGGTGCCTCTTTTGTTGGGCTTTCGTACTGTCGTGCTTCGTCAAATCCAAACTTTTCTTGCAGCATGTCTTCAATTTGATAATTACCCGGCACACGAGCCAAAACTTTGCGAAGCAAAAACAAGTTAAAGTTTTCGGTATCGTTTTCACGGGCTATCCTTGCTTCATCTGGTGCAAGCAACGAATTATATATGTCCTGTGAAGCAGTGAGGGGAATGCCATAAGTTGTTACAATGTTACCAAAAAACTCTTTTGGAAATTCAGTAATTCTAGTAAAGTCACCCTGCAAAGCATCATTTAAACCTGCCTCTAAGGCATAAAACCCAAATCCAGCACGGAATTGTGTTCCTGATAATGCTTGCACCATAGAGGTTAAATCACCACGAGTAAACCCAGCACGTTCTCTATACTTTCCCTCCTCTATACCAAGGACATTTCTCAATGTTTCATTTCGTGTAATTGCTCTTGCCGCAAGGTCACCAAAGAACAGGAACGGTGCTGCAGGAAAGAAGGGTCTCGCATCAAATTTTGTGCCGTCGGTCATTTTCATTTCATACCAGCGTGTGCCTTCTCCATATTGAAGACGATAGGCAGTAGCCATTACATAAAAGCCTAATCCAACCATAGATTTAGCAAACTCTTCGTAGTTTCTTGCTTCTTTACCAAATGATTTTATTCCACCCTCAAGCATATATAAAGGCGAATACTCGTAGGTAAACCGCATTGCGTTTGCAATAAATCGTGGGAATGGTACGAAAGATGACACCAAGAACGGATAACGATGCACACCATCAATAAACGCACGAGATACAGGATTGTTTGCATCTCTTTGATAGGTAAAGTACAATGCTCTTTCTACAGCATCGTCAAGAAATTTCTTACCCTCTTCGGTAGCACCGAACACTTCATTAAATTTACCGCTACGCATAATTTCTTTAAGGTCATAGTCGGCATCATTTACTGCTTTGCCACCTTTTACCGCTTGCACTTTCATGTCATTTAGTGCGCGTTTTAGTTCTCCAATAAACGCAGCACGTTTGAACATGTTGTCAGACAGAGTATTGAGGCCGTTTATTTGACGAGAAAATTTACGTAGAGCGGTCATCTCTGTAGGTGCTTGCCCTGTAGCTGGGTCCATGTCACGCAATGCGCTAAACATTTTTGTGGCTTTATCTTGAAATCCGTTATACAAAAACTCCTCTGCAAGCACTGCTTCTTTTTTGTTGGCCAAACCGTATGTAATTGCAAAAACGTCGTCAAGCGCACCTTTTACGCCTACTGTTTCTCTGTACGCCTTGCTAGTGGCAAGCCTCGTTCCGTTGTCTAGGGCTTTTGTGAGAACATCCATGCCAACGCGGATATTACCAGATGCCACGTTACGAATTGTCGTAGCTGTTTGTGACACCATCAACGCCAGACGAAGCGAATCTGACTCTTTCATGCCTTCGTAGACCTTCTTGCCTACCTTCTCCAGCACTCCTTTGGGTACAATGTCTGCTTCCTTACCCTCTAGTTCAGAAACGCCTCTGATAAAGCTGCGGCCATCCTCTGCATCAACAGCTTTATTGATTTTGTCAAATGTCTCTTTCAGTTTTTTGTCAACAACGAAGATATTGTCGTTGGCCATATCCATGACGTTACGGAATATCTTCGCCTGAAAGCCTGACTTACCAAGAGTACGAGCAGCATCAGAGATGTCAGCAGCGTACAGTGCGGCAATGTCCGAATCAGTCAGGTTGTATTTTTTCTTGATGCTGTTTATTTCTTTTGACAGTTCAGAAGAACTAAGACCCTTGTCTTTCAGCGTTTCAATAACACGGGCAATACCATCAGTGATACGCTCACCGTCGCGTAGCCCACCGCCCCTCTTAAGTAAATCTACACCAAAAGCCAGAATACGGTCGGCTTTTTCACGGGAGAATTTGACGCCAAAATCGGGCTGCAAGGTACCGGCTTCTGCCGCAATCTGCCCCTCAATGTCTTGACCACGGGCCACACGCTCCGGGTCCAGTGGATTCAGCCTACGCTTCATGCGCTTGACCTCTTCCTTGTTCTTGGAGAGTGTCGTAGCGGCTGCATTATCAGCGTCACGAGCCAGCTTGCCAGCGTTTTCTGTAGCCTCTTTAATAAGTTCTGGTGTGCCTTTATCTATAAATTTATGAAACCCAATCTTAATTCCAACAGGAACAAATGCACCTGTGGCACCCAATGCAGTAGACAAGGCTGCTTCAGTGGCAGAGATACCCTCTCTGACCTCAATGGTATCCTCTACATTCTGTTGCGCTATATTTTGAAACAGTGCGCCAGATGCTTCTAATGCAACAGCGGACTTAACAGGGTTAGCTGCCACAAGTGTAGCCGCACGAGCAGGTGCGCTTGCCAAGGCTTGCACAGAAGTTGAGATAGGTTTTTTAGCTAGGTTGGAAAGAACATTGCTGATGAGTAGTTTGTTTGTGGCAGCGACAGCTTGTCCAGCGACTTTGCCACCACCCGGTATAAGCAAACCAAGCAATGTAGAGGGTGCGGTTGCTATGCCCTCTGCATAGTCACCCAAGGCTGTACCAAAGGAACCCATGCTGTTAAAAGCGGCAGAGCCGGAGCCAAAGTATGGCAACGCACGATAGGCTTGATACAGATTTTTGTAGTCGGTTAGTTCTTGAATATTTTCATCTGCTTGTAGCGCAGACACATATCCATAGTCTTGAATTGCGGTTAATTCATTAGTGTCTAATGAACGAAAGTGTTCTAGCACTTCGTCAATAGCTTCTTCTTCCTCTAATTCTTCAGGGCTAAAGTTCAGATGATTTACACCAAAACGAACAGCAGCTTGACGCAACTCCTCATTAGACTTAAAATCTTGATAAGTAAAGTCTTGCAAGTCTTGGTTGTCCATGAGGCCAGCACCTTCAATAGTAACTGGCCTACTAACATCTGGAACACCCGTGCTTGGACGAGATACTGATTTTATAGTTGTTTGATTTGGGACTGATACAGATTGAGGAGCAGTCACTCTACGGGAACGAGATACACTTTTAACTTCCATTATTACCCACCAATAATTGAATAGTGGTCATTAAACTCTACAGCTTCTTTTCCAATGTCTTCTTCTGTAAAATCAGGATGCTGTCCTACAAGTTCTTCTGTTATATCAACTATATTGTAGTTCATGGCTGTCATAGTGGCCTTTGCATCTATGCCAAACATATTCTGCTGCTGTAGTCCGTCAATATATTCCGCAGCAGTTATGGCAGATGCCGCGTGAACTTTGTCTATATATTCGTTCTCATATTGAGAAATTAACACACCGGACTCTGACGTGCTAAATATGGCCCCAGAACCAAATTCACCACCAGCCGACATGCTATTAAGAACACCCTCAAGACGAAGGTTAAAGTTAACACGAGTCTCACTGCCCGTAAATCCGGGGTCACTGATGATGCCACTACGAATGCCATAATCACGAAGATTATTAACTTTAGTATTTAAGGCATCAAGTTTAGTATTAGCTTGCATCAATCCTGTTTCATCAAGTTTTCCTTCTGCAATTTCTTGTTCTATCATAAACCGTTGTTGCAATGCTGCACTATATGCATCTTTAATGTTTAAGGTCGCTGCACTATCAGTATCAAACTTAAAGTCTGGCACAGTAACACGGGCAGTGTCTGACACTTGACCCGGCTGTGCAAGCCCATACTCTTGCATGTACGAACGGTACGTCTCTTTGTCTATTCCCTCAACGCCCTCAAAACGGTCAAAAGACAAATCAACAGGGTCAACGACAGCATTAGCAAGCTGTGCCGTGGTCATGTCTGCAAACTGGTTGGGGCTAAACTCTGCCGTAGTGGCATACCAATCGTTGGCATTTTGGCCCAGCTTACGGGCTTCACCAGCACGTGTGACAGCATCCTGCACAGCATACACACCACCACGTGCAATACTAGCAGCGACAACATTGTCATAGCCGTTGGACTGAAGACGCTCAATGGCCTCTTCAACTGTCTCTAGTTTATTCTTGCGGTCTTTCTTTTCGTCAAGCAGTTCTTTGGTCAGGTAGTCCATTGCACGTTCTGTACGCAGTGCAACTCGCTCATTATCTTTTTGCAGTGCTTTACCAATCTCACCTGCTATAGCCCCAAGCATAACCATTATTTGCTTCTCCTAGCCATCAAACCTTTTATCTCTTCTACCTGTTCGTCAGTAATAACAGGAGTATCTGTCTCTTCTTTTGTCTTGTTCTTTTTCTCTTGCCGCTTCATGGCTACTGCAATCTCTGAGAAATCAGGCAGTGGGCTTTTGTTTGACTTTTGATTTTCGACCACATAGTCAACACCCTGCGAGTCACCAATAAACTGCAGCATTTCTATCATAAAGGGCATCACAAGAATGCCTACATCTACGCTATGCACCCCTTCCATCACATTAGCAAGCATCAGTGTGTCAGCTATTGTGGTAATAGGAATGCCTATCTCAAGAATATTTAGCAGTTGAGGCAGCGTCTCTTCGTTAATCAACATTGGCAGATAATATTCCATCGCCTCATTGACTGTGGTCAACTGCGGTGGGTTCTGCCACGGGCGGTCACCCAAAGGTGCCGTCAAAGACTGACCGGGAATAGGCGCATCAAACGGAAGTTCAGGTGCTTGTAGCATTCTTAATTTCCTTTCTACGCGCTTCAATCATTTTGCAGACATTTTCTACATCACGTAGTGGCTGGTCTTGACCCTTGCCACCATCATCTTTCGGTTCTGGCTTGCGAAGTAGGCCCGTGTCTAACTTAGGCTTTTCTTCTCCATTCCGTTTCCGGTATGCTTTAAACATCTGATTTACTTGTGGTCCAACATTAGTTTGCATTTTTATAATCCAAAGCTACCTAACAA